GCGGGTCTGTGTTCAGTTTAACCTGACGCACCTCACGCAAGTCAGTGGGCAGTGCAATATACTCGTCGCCGGATGTCAGCGTGGCTGTCGAGCGCTTCTCCTGAGACCGCGTCTCAAGTTCGCGCGACATGCGAGCCTCGGCAAGCTGGATGAAATTCGGTATTTGTGCGGTCAGGTCATCCCGCGCCAAAAATCCGGCGATGGCTGTCTGCAACTCGCTGTAGGTGCTTATGCTCATATCTGTCCGCCGCCTGTCCTAAAGTCTCGGTTCTGGTTGTCGTTCAGCCAAGCCTTCCACGCCTTCGGGTTTTCTCTTGGCGGGCCTAACGTCTGCAAGAGATGATTATATACCACCGCTGGGATTTCTGCCACATGCTGCATGTGGCGCTGGGTGTTGCCGATCATGTCGCCCTTGTTGTAGTCACCAGACATCTGCTTGTTGATCTTCAGGAGATCGGAAAACTCCTGTTTGTGGTGGATGATGGTTGCGCCGTCGTTGGTCTGTTCCATCGACACCTCTTTGCGGGTGTGCGGGTCTGTGTATAGGTATCTCTTCATGCTATCCCCTTAAAAGGTAGAGGGGGCGGTTGCCCGCCCCCTCGTTAGTCTTAGGAACCTGACAGGTCGAAGATGCCAGCGTGGGCCTTCGGTGCCAAGACCTTCAATGCCCACTCAGTGATGAGCATTGTGGCCTGTGAGTCACCTGTGTCGCCCATATCTTTCTCCATAAAGTTGCGGCCACTCAGTGTACATAGCGATGCAAACTCAGGGTCGAGGAGAAAGATTTTGTCGTTTGACATAAAGCGAGACGGGGTCGCCTCAATCGTGCCAAAATCGGTCAGGATGACAGATACAGAGCCAACATATGTGGTGGCTTTCGCAGCAGTCATGTTGACATCATTTGAGACAAGGTTGCCCGTGGCAGCCAAGTCAGACACGTTGGCACGGTTGGTAGCAGATGCCAGAAGCATAGACGGGTTACCGCCATCTGTCCAAGCGTCCTGCATGCCGTCCTCAATCAATGCCAAGGTCAGTGCGCGGTCATCGCCGTCAGTCACAGTATCTGTGCCTGTACCAGCAGAAAACGCACCAGCGCCAGCACCAACAGAACCGTTGGTGATCCAAGTCATCAGCGAAGCTGACTTGCGTGGCTCAGAGCCAGAGCGGGCCACGTTAGTGTCCGTGATGCTCTTCTCAATGTCGCGGCGTAACTCAAGTGCCTTACATTTTGTTACCGCTGGCCTGTTTATGACCAACTTCTACGGCTTGTGTTCAGGTTATACCGTAGATCAGACTATATCTTCACTTTCGTGTTGGGCGCTCGTGGGCAGATTATTCTTTCGTCACCGCCTAGTCGTTGAACCTTCACCAGCCCTCAGCTTTCGCTTCCATCTGGCGCTTGGCTGCTGATTACCCGCCTCCGGGCTTCCCAGCAATTCACCCAATTTTTTTCCTGAACCAGTCAGACAGCAATCTGATTTAGAACAGGGGTGCCTGAGGTCAGGTTAAGCACCTTCTGGTAGTTATGCTCCCGCTCGCGGCCAGCCGTATCGACAGCATCCAAAGTGCCGGATGTTGCGAATGACTTGACGCTGATCTGGTGGTAGTTGCCCAGACGAACGGTTGGTGTGGCCGCAGCAGTCGAGATCGCGCTGCCCTCATTGACGTGGTTGTCAGTGGCGGCTGAAGCAAGCTCCTGTGTTTGCCACTCGGTAAAGATACCGTTTGATGTCTCTTTCTTCGCGTTTGAGAAGAAAGGTGTTTCCGCAGGGTCGATGCGGTAAATGACATCAGCAAGCTGCTCGCGCTCACCTACTGCTGCCGCTGTAGCGAATGTAGTCATGATTTGTTTTCCTTCTGGGTCATTTGCCCATCAAGTATTGAACGGCGGCATCAATGCTGCCCTCTTTGCTGAGGCGATCAAACGATTGTTGCCGTGCTTTGGTTGCAACCTGCCTCTTGGTTGTTGGCTTACCTGCCTTGGCCATCTTCGGGGCTTGCCGGGTGCGTTTCTTGGCCGTGGGTTTCTTCTCCTGAAGATTATCCCATTGCCACGCCTTATAGAGCAATTCGATTGCCCGCGCATCAGACGCGCTTGCAATCTCCTCTTCACTAAACCCGATCCGCCGCTGGGCGTACTTGATGACCTCTTGCCTCTCGGCATCGCGGGTCTCTTCGTTTTGCCAAGCTGGAATCCGATTGAGCATGTCCTCTCGCTGCGTCGCCAAATGCTGGCGCATGTGGTGTTGCCGCTCTTGGTCCTGCTCCTGTTCGATCCGCCCCTGCTCCACTGCAACCTGCTTGGAATACTCTTTCTGCTGATCCCATTCAGTTTTAGCTAGAAACAAGTCACGCTCGCTCATTGTATCGGCCAATGCTCTCCAGTCAGGCTCTTGCTGAGTTGTCTGCTGGATTTGGTTTTGCAACACGTCAAGATGCTGCTTGTATGCGTCTCTCAGGGCCTTGGTTTGCTCCGCCTCAGCCTCAAAGGCTTTGCGCTGCTCTGCAAGTTCCATAGAACGCTTTGTGAACGCCTGCTGGCGCGAGTACCCGTTCTGGAGTTCGTCAAGGGTGACAGAATGCTCTTCGCCGTCAATCTTGACGGTGTAAAGCTGTTCCTCTTCGTACTCCTCTTGGCCCTCGTCCTCGTCGGCGTCTTCGCCCTCATAGACATCATCGTCTTCGTAGTCATCTTCGGGGGCGTCTGCCGTTTCCTCTGATGCTACAAGCGCCTCTGTCTCAGGCGGTTGAGGCTGTTCTGCCTCTGGCTGCTCTTCCACTGCATTGTCCGCTGATGGGGTGCTGAGAAGGCTAATTGCGTCATTCATTGAAAGGGTCCCGGTCTCTGTCGAGTTGTCGGACATAAAATTTACCTCTTTTTATTGTTAAAGTCAGATTGCCGCTTGATCTCGTCAAGCTGCATTTGCGCTAACTTACCATCTTCAATTACACTTTGGAAATAACCTCTTAGGGCGTCCAAGTTCTGCAAAAGCTGATAAACCCTCTCGCGGCTCTCTGTATCCGCGATTTGGCTGCCTCGCCACGCCTCAATAAACTGCTCCTCCAAGTGGGCAAATCCGTCTTGGAGAATTTCGTTTCGTAGCAGCGCCTGCGCCTTTGCAGATCGCTCAACCTTTTCCCGTGCCTGTCCTTCATTCATGCTTTTCCCTTTAACTTAACAGCGTGTAGCCACTCATGCTCGGTGGTCTGTTGTAATACTCTGGAACGGTTCCAGCGCGTTTGCGGAATGCAGTGTTCGCCGCCAAATAGTCCTGCGGCGACCCAAACCCAGCGCCATATTGCTGACTAAACTCAAGTAACCCAGTGGGTGCCTGATCCAGCAAGCCCATGCGCGCATATGTGCCGGGCGCTGGTTGTGCTGGGGCCACCTGCGCCGCGCCAGCGCCAGTGTCGAGGCGGCATGCGTTTAGCTGAACGTCGAACACATACCCCGCTGGGCATTGCCCCGTCACAGGCTCTGGTAAGACGTATTGTGGGCGAGGCATTCCTCCATCGCCTCCATCGCCCTGACCGCGCTGGGCGTCTCGCTCTTGCTCCTCTCTCGCAATGTCGCGCCCCGTAAGTCGGCCATACTCGTCATAAATGCCTGTCACCTCACCAGCCCGCCCGTAGACAGGGCGGGCAAGTCGCGGCGCGTCAAGATAATTTTGGTATGCTTCATTGCCTCTTGGGCCTACCCTAGAGCCAAACATGTCAACAAACTTCTGTTGCATATACCTATTGCCCAGATTTGTCCCAATATCAAGGCCACTTAGGGAGGCGGGATTATAGGCTAGACTAGCCGCGAGCTTTTGCCGCGCGTCGTTGAGCGCGTTCTGCATTACACCCTGATAAAGATCATATCCGCCAACAGAACCGCCGAGGCCCTGAACGCGGGCGCGTTCCGCCTCTTGTGCGCGGAAATCCTCAGCGGCCTGAACGCGGGCGGATTCAGCCTTTAGTGCGCGGAAATAAGCCTCAGCGGATTGTAAGGCTTGCTGAGATGCGACGGCTGCTCGCGCACTCTGCGCGGCCTCACCGCCGCCGCCAGAGTCAACGACTCTTTGCGCGGCACTTGGAGACATTCCGGCGAGGGCCGCAGTGCCAAACTGTGCCATAGAACGTCCCGGCGACATCCCGTACGACGGCGCGTCATCCCTGTTTGGGTTGTTGTCTTGGCCGCCGCCGCTCCAATCCGCGCCTGATGCTCTTGTCGTCGCCATACTACTAAACCCTCGGCAAGTTGGTTGAAATTTGCGCGTCAGTGACCGCCTTGGCCACACGCAACTCGGCCTCTGCTTGCAACTCTTGGCGGCGCAACTCAGCGTCTAGCTGCATCTTCTCGCGCTGCAACGCAATGTCTGCGGCCATCTTCTCGCGCTGCAACTCAATGTCCATCGCCATTTTCTGCTGGGCAAGCTGCATTTCCTGCTGCGCCTTCATCATTTCTGGGTCAGGCTGCGGTGGCTGCTGCTGCTGCATCGCCATCTGCTGTTCGATTTGATCCGGCGAGTTAAAGAACAAGTCGGCGTCCTTAAAGCCACCGATCTCAGCAATAGAGCGCAGCGTGTTGACATATTGAGACATTGAGACGACAGGGTTTTGCGGCCCAAGCTGCATCAGGATTTGCTCCTGCTTTGCGGCGATCTGCGTCAAAAACGCAATCTTTGTCTCGTCGTCTGTTGTGCCAAGCCCGACCTGCACGACAACGTCAAACTCGCTGTCCCACTCAGCGGGGTTAATCGGAACAAAACTATTCCGCAGACGCACAGTGCGCGGCTTGCTGTCGTACTTAGTCAGCAAGTGCAGGATGCCCTTGAACAGTTGCTTGACACCAGTCTCTGCGTAGGTTCTGGCGATGCTCTCCAGCTTCACCTGAGCGCCGCGAACCGTGGCAGCAACAGCCGACGCAGTGGTTGACTGCAAGGCGTCAGGCGAAAGGCCCTGAGAGGCCGCTGAGATGCCTGTGCGGCTCTCCTTGATGGAATCCACATAATCCATAAGTGGACGCACCTCACTGCCCACGCCAGCGCCAGTAATGGCCTGTAACATGCCCGGTTGCCGGACGCGGATCACGCCGCCGGGTGTGGCTGAGAGTAAGTCGTCAAGATTGACCTGCCCCTCAACCGCTGCAACGCGCGGCATGCTGGATGAATAGACGCTGTCGAGGTACTGACGCATCAGCGTGGTCTTAATGACCTGCAAGTCCTCTGTCATGTCGTAGATGCTGCGCCCGACCAGTCGGTGCGGCATCAGGATCGGCGTGACGACTGCAAACGGGATGTGGTCGAATGGCTCGTTGTGCAGAATGTGTGAGCCGTTGTTTCCAATCGCGCAGATTCGGCGGCGCTCGGCAATGCCGTCGCCGTCGTAGTCAATATTGGCGATGCACTCGTAATACATCACCTCGCGCAGCGCGGGGTCAGCCGAATCAGTGCTGGTGGCGGCCTCTAGGTCTTGGAAGCGGCTGGTGCGCTCGCGGTCAACGTCTAAATCGCCAGAGCCAGCGTGTGCCAGAACCTCGTCCTTGTCGTACCCCATAGCCACAAGGTCTGAGACGGTCATAGTCGTGCGGTGCGCGATAAAGTTGGCGTCCTCTAGGCTCTCAGCGCGGCGAGAGACCAGAAACTCCTCTGGCGGCACGTTAATGACCTTAACGCGGCCAGAGCGGCGCGTGACCCTCACTGAGAGGTCGTATTCGCTGGCGAGCGGGATCATCATGCCGTCGTCCGACATTATCGTCTCGGTCACGGTCTCTTCCTGAGACACAACCTCAACGTCGGGGTCGTTGAGCAGCATCACAAGCTCGTCTTCGTTCAGGCCGTTATATTCCTCTTCGTTGACCTCTTCGGTCTCGTCCCAGAAATATTTCAAGACGCCGAGGCGGAACATCAGCCCGTCCTTGAACCAGTCGTGCATCAGGCGGTAGCCGGGGTTGTCGTGATTGATGACAAAGTTGGCCATATCGGTGGCCTGTTCCGCAGCCTTGACATCCTCGGCAGTGCGCGGCGCAAACCGTACATACTGGTCATTTGATGTAAAGACCCTCATCAGCGAGGGCATAATTTGCTCGACTGTATCCGCAAAGGTGGTGTCAACAACAGACGACTTGCCAGCCTGTTCGTTTCCGAGCGGCTCGCCAAGGTAAAAGTCGATGGCGCGCAGCCGCTCCTGAGTGTATTCGCTGTCGAAGTGGTTCAGCGAGTCCTCAATCTCTGAGGTCACGATGCTGCGAAGCTGGTAGTCGTCCATTTTGTTGGCCATTGTGCCCTCTAGTCGTTTGATGCGTACTTGCCCAACATTGTGTTGTGGCCCTGCTTGCGGCGCGGTGAACGCGCTGGCGGGGTCACCGCGCCGCGCATTGGGTTGCCGCCAGCCTCGTTAACGTCACCCGGCATTACCTTGCGGCGAGGCGGAAGGGGCATTGGCGGGGTTACTGTTGATTTTTTGCCGTACATCATTTTTTGACTTTCTTCGCAATGCGTTTGAATGTTGATGATGGTTCGGGCTTTGATGTCATCGCTGGCCCTCTTGTGGTGTTGACGTGCAAAGGTGGCGGGGTGATCTTTTGTGCCACAATTTGGTCGTTTTTGCCTTGAATGCAGCGCTGCATGTTCTCGCAACGGCCACGGTAGGGGCAGTTGTCACAAATCTTCATCTATTTTTTCCTTTTCGCAATACTCATAAAACTGCTCAACAGTTAAGAGCGGGTACAAATCGTGTTCCTCACAATAATCAAAAACATCCTGATATGAACCATTTTTCGGCCAGTCTGTATCGCTCATATTGCGACCCCTTTCTTCTTTTTTGCTGTTTTTGCAGATTTCTTAAACGCAGCCGCAGTCGGTGCGCCCTTTTCTCCGACCTTTCTCATCTTCTCGCCAGAGCCAGCGGCGATGCGCCTTTTCTTTGCTTGGATGTTTGCGTATAGACCTTTTGGCATTTTACGACCCCTTTTTCCATTTCTTAGACGGTGACTTGGTCTTTTGTGGGTTCCACTTGACCTTCGCCGCCCAATATGCCGCAGACAGTTTGCCCTTGGCTATGTTCTTTGCGTGACGGCTCTCAAACGCTTTGCGCTGACCAACCGTCTGATTTGTCTTTACGCCCTGCTGCCCAAAGCGAATAACCTTAACAACGTCGCCCACCTTCGCCACGACCACATGCGACTTGGTCGGGTGGCTGGGGGTGCGCTTCGGCATATTGTACCCCTGAACGCCATATTTAGCTAGGCGCGGGTCTTTAGGTGCGCTTGGGGCCATTATTTTTACCTTTTATATCATTCTGATATTGTGTATAATCTGCGCCTAACAAGGGAGACGCAATATGTTTGAACTAACGCCAGAGATGCACCGCGAAAGAATCATGCGGCGAGTAATGGACTTAACGGACCTAGCCATAAAGGACGCCGAGGAGCTGGATGAAATTATTTGTGATGCTATTGGCATTGACACCAACCAAAGCCCTCCGTTTTTTCTTTTATCTGCCCAAGAGTGAGTTTTGCATCAAGTTGTCAATCATCTGCTGGTCAACAAACTGTGTTGGAAGCTGTCGGTCCTGAGCATATTTTATGTTTTGTGGGGTCAGGAGTTCGCCTCTTTTGTTAAGCTGAGTAGATAAAGGCCCAAAAGAACTAGGGAAAAATGTTCCTTGTGGGGCAAGGGCATCTAACAGACCGCCCAAGTAACCACCCGATTGATTGGGCACATTCCCAGCCCTTAGTTGCCCGCTGTATGTGGTGTGGGGGAACTGAGGGCTGTCTATCACAGGGTTGTTAACATCCAAAAGACCAAAAGACACGCCCTCAGAAAATGTTGGGGTGTCATATAGTTTTGGCTCTGTTACGGCTCGGCGGACTGCGCCTATGTTCGGGAAGCCCGCCTTTTTAGCGTCTTTCATATCCATCAAGCGAATAAATTGTTTCCTGACCTCCCCTGTGGCGCTGTCCAGATAATCCTCAAGATTGTCTGCATCAACACCCGGAAAGTCCTCGTCAACTTTCTGCATAGTCTCGTCAAAAGATTTTTTCGCCTTGGCGTCAATCTTCATGTTGGGGAGCATTCGGGAGACAATTTTTGTCGGCATAGTAGAATGGTCAATAGCGTCAATGCCCATAACAGCATTCACGCCGACAACATCTGCGCCGCCAGCTTCATCTGATGCTTTTTGGGCTTTGTTTGCCATTTTTGTGACAACACCCTGTAGGCTTGCCCACAAAGCGTCATCGCCCTGAGCGGCTGGGCCGCGCATGAAACCCGCGCCACCTTCTAGTGTGACTGGGCTGGTCAATTCTACGCCATCCACAGAGCGGACATCTCCGCCGATAGCGCTCCGGTCGGTGAAGAACGGCATAAGCACCTTGCCCTGCAAACCCTCTATATCCAACTTGCGCTCAGGCATTAAAAGGCCGGATGTGTC